ATCCTGTTCATATAGAGACCTTCGGAGTGCATCAACCCCATCTCCATATTTTTCCTTTGTTGCCTTGCTTTATTAGCTGAAGCGCGCGCATCTAAAACAGATTTTCTTCTTGCTCTATAAGCAGCATCTTCTTGTCTCAATAAATCAGCTAATGCTGTTCCAGAAGCCTTAGAACCACCAGAACCAGTTAATCCTGCAATAGCATTCTTACGTGCTTCTTGGTGCATTTTCTTTTCTGCTGCTGCTTGTTTAATTTTTATACGGGCTAATTTTTCAGCCTGTTTTAATTGTGCAGTTTCTCTTTTATCAAGTGCTTTCTGGACAATCAAAGAATCTGATTTTTGTTTTAAAGATTTTGATTGAATTGCTTGTGCTTTTTTCATGTGTTTTTGTGCATCAATAAAAGGTTTATAGACACCTTCCATTGCTTTCTTGACATCTTTGATTGCTTTCATTGCTCGTTGCATTGAAGCTCTATCAATGTCAAATTTAATCACGTTGACAAGACTAGCTGCTATTTTCTTATCAGCCACATTGTCTCCTTTTCTTTATTATTTCACATAAAAGAAAAGGCAGGGCTTGTTAAAGCCTCTGCCCTGAAAGATATTGCATTATTGTTATTATTTATTGTTGTTATTTTAATTTCTTTTGATCTTCTTCAAGAGCTTTATAATGAGAAGATTCTATATAGTTAGAAATATCCATATATTCAAGACCTTTAACGAATGTTGCAACATCCATGAAATTTAATGAATAAATAGACTCGCCTGAATAAAACTTGAGATATTTAAAGATAAGAAAGTCAAACCATTTTAAACCTGTTGTTTTATTAACTCTGTCTAAAGCTCTTTGCACAACAGGATGAACTTTTTCTTCTGATTGAACAATAACTTCTATTGATTCTATAATTTTGCCAGTTCTGTCAACGGCATGACGTTTCCGGCTAGGTTCAGAAGGCTCTGTGAACCGTTGCTTCGGATAAAAGGGTCAACAACGTTCAGACGTAATACCTCCGATACAACATTGAAAACACCAAACACATTGTCAGCAAATGCTGCATCAAAATTATCCATAATCAAATATAGACCATTATCTTCTTTATCTACATAGTAAGTTGTATCAAGAATGTGACGATATAGATCCATAATATCGTCTTCTTCAAGGATATTGAAAAGATAAGTTAATGCAGCAGGAAGTGAAGATGCTAAATCTAAACGTTTATCTTCTGTTTGTTCACCTGACATAACCATACTCATAGGTGCAATGAAGAATTTACCAATCTTTGGAAGTTTCTTTTGACATTGTGTAGGTGACCAATGAACATGAACAAAAGTTGTATTTCCTACAACAATTTCTGTTTTTGGTTGAACAATATTATTTAACAACTTAGAAGCTGGAGATTGTTTTGTTTGTGTTTCCTCTTGCTTTTTCTTTTTCTGTTGTAGTTCCCACAGTTCATATTCTTTTCGATATTCTTCTGTAAAAGCAATTGGATTTTTTGTTGCTAAGTCTTTATACTTTTCACTAAAAGCATTAAAATCAAATGTCTCTGTCATAACGTAAAATCTTTCCTAGACTTTTATTAATTATTGTTGCAGCCATAACTTATTTTAACACAATTCCATTATTAAATCAATCTTTTAAAAAGAAAAGACACATCCTTGTATCTTGTGTTATGACAAATTTAATAGTTTGTTCTTAGAAATTGGTGCCTGCAATTTCATTTACAACATCAGTAATAGTTCCCAGAACAGTAGTAGTTTCACTCATTGTCCAGAATGCATTTGCAATACCGAATGTCCATGAAAGTGTAGGTGCTTCTTCACCATAGGTGACTTCTGGAATACCTTGTATCCAACCAATACCAGAGAAAGAAGGAGCGCCAGTTGCACCAGTTAACAGAATAGGTAAACATACAATACCAGTAGTATCCGCTGAACGTGCAAACAAAGATAAATATTGATTAGTGTCAGAGACACCAAGCAGGTTAATAGTTAGTGTGCCTGTGCGATTACGAGATAATGACAAAGCTACATCACCATCAACACCAACTTGAGGGATAACCAGATCGTTATTTCGAGTTAAAACAAATTTACTATCCGGTGCTACACCAACAACTTGATGAGTTCCTAAAAAACAGGTATCTTTATATTTCTATAAAGGCTAGATCATATCTTCATCCTATAAGGATGCTCTGCTTTTCGGGTATAATTATATTTTACTACAGATCAAGTAAAATTTTAAAATACCCTACTCTACTCACTTACTCAGACTATTTATTGTCTTATGCTTTCGATGATCGTTAGAGAACTTCTTAGGAGAAATCCTACGGGATCGGCTCTGACTGGACTCATCTACCAGTTTTAGCTTTTCTTACCAGCTTATTCAATATATTCAGCTATGCCCGTTTAACAGAGATTCAAACATACATTACTGTATGAGTGGCCCTTTATTTTAATTCTTTAAGCTTAGAATCCACCGCGTCATATGCCAGACTTGTTACAATGTTACTCGCCAAATTAACTCCTTTGGAGATTATTATTCTTTTAAGTTGATAAGCAGGAATATTTCATCCTGCTGTTTGAATTAAGCAGCTCGTGACAGAAGCACAGTTGCTTTGATTTTAACGTAATGAACAGGGCAGTTATAAATAACTTCTACTGCTACATTGTTCAGAATACGGTTTGCTAAATCATTAACAGGAACTTCACCACGGGTAGGGACAGTAATGATTGGGTCAAAATCTTCACCAGTAGATGGATCTGAACCAGTCAAGATAGAACCTAAACGAATACCTACGTTGATTGGAGAGTTCATAATAGCATTCTTGATTTTTGGTAAATCATTGTTGCTAAATGTCAATGAACGGCCTGCATTAGAATTGCGATACATCAAACCAAATACTGATTCAGTAATACGAGCATCTAACCATGCTGCGAATTTCATAGTGTCGCAGAATTGACCTGACGCCATAAAACCATTGAAGAAACAAGAGTTTGAACGATAAGTGATGCAATAGTTCAGATTATGGAACTCAATAGCTTCACGCTGTGTAGTAGTTAGATTTGAAGTAGGTAAACCACTAAATGCTTTTAAGTGAAGTGAATCAGGGCCATAATTATCAAAATCTGTTCCTGCTGCCGCACCAACAATTGCACCTTCTGGGAAATACAAGTTAGCATGTTCATGGTACATACCACACGCCCAATCAAGACTTGCAGATTTCAACAAATAACCAATGTTGGTTGTATCCGCTTTTGACAAACAAGCTGAATCTTCTGTAGAATAAGTAAAGATTTTCTTATCTGCTGAGACTGCTGTAGCAAGAGTTTGTTGATGTGTTTTCTCTTTAGATTGGCAACCAATCCAGAAGAAACTCGAATCTTCATCTTTACATGCTTCATAAGTATCAGTAGGAGTCTCTGTAGAAGTAGCTTTCAAAGAACAGTAACCTGCCTGAACACCAACACTGATAGGTGTGGTTGCAACAGTAGGTGTGATAGTTAAAACACCAGTAGTTGCTGAAGCTGTAACTAAAGCACCAAATGTAGCATCTGCATTAATTGCAGTTGCAAAAGCTGCTGCAATGCTAGTAGGAGTAGCTGCTGCATTATAAGCCTGTGTAAATGATTTAGTGGTTGTTCCGTTAGCTAAAGTGATGATTTGATCACCAGTTTGTGTATAGCCAACAAAATCCACAACATATGCTGTTAATGGAGCACGACCGATTTTAATCAGATTAGGTGGGAATTTACCACCAAATGCTAAAGTCGCATATTGATATGGTGCAGAACCAACAGCAAAACCTGCATCTGTCAGTGCATCTAATGAGCTGTAAGATTGGATGCGAGTATCTGAATAAACGTTATGTGGAACAATGAAGAGTGGTACTCCAAATGATTCCACTTCAGTAGCTTGGGTAGCCAGTGATACCGTAACTTCTACCGGATTTTGGACAAAAACTGAGGACAAGAATTATCTCCAATATTAAATATAAGGATTTTTGTTGTTAGTGATTACAACAACGGGTGTAGTGTCTAGTGGGGTTTGGTCATGCACTGTAGATGTGATAACAACTTGTTCTACTGGTGTAGATGTGAAGTTTTCTGTTTCTACTGCTGTCATATTGAAATCAAAAATCATGTAGGCACGTTCTTCAAATGTAATTGTGTCCAAAGGAACATCTACACGATTAACTGCTGTTGATGATAAGTAACCAATAGATTTATCTGTAAAATATGTATTCCATAAAACAGAGCCAGATGTTATTCTTTGTTTAAGTTTCATCAAAGGAGCATAAGCATTAGATCTGAAGCAGGTAACCGTAACTCTAACGTTATAGTTTACAGCGGAAGTTAAAAAACCATTAGCATCATAAAAATTAGCAAGTGAATATGCATTCTCATCAATTGACATTATATTTAAACCAATATATTGTCCTGCTGGTCTTGTAAATTCATGACCTAAAAGGTAAACATCTAACCCAGTTGCAGATTTAATAAATCCACCAAATTTTTCTAATAAGGAGTTTGTTTGTTCTTCTAATGTTGCCAAATATTCTCCTTATTAAACTTTAGGGTTTTTAATAACAATAGCTTCATATTGGCTACCATTTGATGTGATTGAATGTTTCTTAACACGAACAACAGTAAACCAATCTAAACCATATACCCCATCAATTTGAATTTGATCTGCTAACTCTAAAGTAGCTTCTTCAGAAGATTTAAGAGGTGTTGATGTGTAAACAAAATATGCTTCGTATTCACGAATACCATCAGCTTGCAGTATCTGTGTATCCTTAGCTACTGGTTGAACAGAAGCATTCTCTACATTAAATGTTTCATATGAGAAAGAACCAGAGTTAGAAAAAACAGAAGTTCCGCTTGCTGTGAAGACTTTTCTTCGTCCTGTTAAAATAACTGGATCAAGAAACTTGAAAGTATTTAAGAGTTCAAAAGCCATTAATCTTTAACTCCCGTATATTTTCCAACACTGACTTCAATATTCTTAATCAAGTCACCTTTATCAATCAAAGCATCATCACGACCTTTCTTTGCAATCGTAGAAGCAGCATTATTTGGGAATGGAAATAGTTTCAATTCCATAACCTGTTTTAAGATTTGCTTTTGTTTTCTGCCTATCTTCAACAACTCAGCTTCCATTGGCATATCTTTATACAAGATCCTTTTTACTGCTAATGGTGTAACCTTTAAATTATCCACTTCAAACTGATCCATAGAAGATTCCATGAAAACACGAGGTGGAATATTTACACTATCTGCACCACTATTCAATATATTAGCAAGATCTGCATAAGTTAAACCTGAATCTTCATGTGTTTCTTGATTAAACCCAATATCTACTTCTTGTTGTGATAATTTAATTGCCTGCTTTACAAATTTATCCATTCCTGAAAAATCTGCAATGCAGTTAGAAGAAACCTTAATCATCAGAACTCTCCGTAACTTCCACGAGGATAAATCCTTGGTTGTGGAGAAGTTCCTGT